CAACTTCCCGTTGACCAAGAGCAACAATCCTGATAGAATATGAGGAGGTCAATGTGCCTCCTCTTTTTACCCTTTACTATGAAACAAAATGTCTGAAAACTTTGAGAGCACTTACGAAAGTTCAATCTCCAATCAAGATTTGTTGAATTTTGATAAAATTACTCTTGGTGGTGGAGTTTTTGGTGGTCTTGGCGAAGATCATCTATCTCTGAATATGCCTTCTACTGTTAATTTGAAAATGCCTGAAGATACAAACAAAAATGGTTTCTGGAAATATAACGAAGAAAAAATCCTGAAACAACTTGAAGAATATATTGCAAGCACTTATCGCCAACATTACGTTGATCGTACTGGTGGTGGAAAGGAACAAACTCTTGATAAAATCAAACACAATCGTCGTGAAGGATTTTGTGCTGGTAATGTGACCAAGTATATTGATCGGTATGATACTAAAGGAACTCCACGAGCAGATTTGTTTAAAGTTCTACACTATACTATTCTCCTGATCAATCATCTAAACCTTATTGAAAACAAGTGATTATGAAACTTTCTGATAAAACTCTTTCTGTTCTGAAAAACTTCTCTTCTATCAACCAATCAATTTTGTTCAAGGAAGGAAATAAACTTCGTACCATTAGTGTAATGAAGAATATTCTTGCAGAAGCAACTATCACTGAAGAATTTTCTAAAGACTTTGGTATCTATGACCTTAACCAGTTTTTGAATGGTCTTGGTCTCCATCAAAGTCCTGAACTTGATTTTGAGAATGATAGGTATGTTGTTATTCGTGAAGGTAAAATGCGATCAAAGTATTTCTTTGCGGATCCGAATGTAATTATCACTCCCCCAGAAAAAGATATTGTTCTTCCGAGTGAGGATGTTTGTTTTGAACTTAGCACCGAACAACTTGACAAACTTCTGAAAGCAGCAGCAGTTTATCAACTTCCTGATATTTCTGCTGTTGGTGAAGGTGGTGTAGTAAAATTGGTTGTTCGTGATAAGAAAAACGATACCTCCAATGATTTTGCAATCGTTGTTGGAGAAACTGATTCTGAGTTTGTTTTCAACTTCAAGGTAGAAAATATTAAGGTTCTTCCTGGTACCTATGAGGTGGTTGTGTCTCAAAAACTTTTGTCACGATTCCAGTCTAAGAACCACGATCTTTGCTATTATATTGCTCTAGAACCTGATTCTACTTTTGGATGAACATCTTCGTAACTTCCCCTTGGCCCGCTGAAAGTGCTATCTGTCTTCCCGACAAACATATCGTTAAGATGCCATTAGAGTGTTGTCAGATGCTCTCCATCGTAGCATCTGATAAGTGGGGTCATGGGTATGGTCATCTGTATAAAACCGACAACACTCCTTACAAAACTGAAAAAGGTGCGTTTCGTAATCATCCCTGCACTAAATGGGCAATGGATAGTATCCACAATGCCTATTGGTTGATCAAGCACGGTATGAATTTATGTGATGAGTATTCTGTACGTTATAATAAAGTGCATTCTTGTTATAAGACACTTGTAGATGCGTTCTACCTGTTTCCAAAAGGCAAAATTACTGAAGTAACACCGTTCGCACGAGCAATGCCTGATGAATATAAATTCGACAGCAACATTGATACATTTACGGCATACAAGATGTATATTGCATCTAAACCTTGGGTAGCATCTAACTATCTTCGTATGCCTACAAGAAAACCTGAATGGGTCTAGATTATGAATTTTGAATATTGGTATGTATTTCCTTATGCTATTTTTGTCTGTATAATGGCGAATATTTCTGGGTTTTCTGGGAGCGTTTTATTTCAACCATTTTTTAATTTTGTTCTAGGAGTTCCAATCGCACAATCAATTGCAACTGGAATTGCAACAGAAACCATTGGAATGACCAGTGGGTCTATTGGGCACTGGAGAGCAAAAAATGGAACTGATGTCAGGGCAGTGAAAACTGTAGTTCCTTTTGTTCTTGCTGGGGTTTTTTCTGGTCTATTTCTTTTTGTATTTCTACCAAAACTTTATCTTCGTCTTTTGGTTGGAGTAGTTATCTTTTTTATTGCTAGTTATCAACTTTATCTTACCTTTAAGGGAAATACTGGATATTATGATAGAGCAGACTTAGCAGTTCTTCGCACATTTAATAGTAGAGTGAAGCAATTTTTTGCAGGAGTTGGGTCTGCTTCTACTGGAACTGGTGTTGCAGAAATGCATCAACCAATGTTTGAACAAGATGCAGGACTCAAGAACAAACGTGCAAATGCAAGTGCAATTCTAATCGAGGCAATGTCTAACTGGTTGATTACATTTTTCAATCTCTCTATAGGAAATTTAAGATTTGATATCTTGATTTTTAGTGCGGCAGGCGTTGCTATTGGCGGTCAAATTGGTCCTTTCCTTACAAAGTATGTTCCAGATAAAGTAGGAAAAGCATTCTTTGGTTTATCTGTTTGTTTTATTGGTATAATCTATATCGTCACCTCAGTTCAAAAACTATTGGGATAAATTATGAGTCGTAATGAATTTTTGTGGGTTGAAAAGTATCGCCCAAAGACAATCGAAGATTGTATTCTTCCTGAAAGTACAAAGAAAACCTTTCAGGAGTTTCTAAATAAAGGTGAAATTCCAAATATGCTTCTTGCTGGACCTGCTGGATGCGGTAAGACAACAGTAGCAAAAGCACTTTGTAACGAACTTGGAGTAGATGTTTATGTCATCAATGGATCCGACGAAGGTAGATTCCTTGATACTGTCCGAAACACTGCGAAAAACTTTGCTTCGACCGTCTCACTTTCGTCAACTGCTAAACACAAAGTCATCATCATTGATGAGGCAGATAACACAACCAACGATGTTCAACTCCTCCTACGGGCGTCTATTGAGGAATTTAGTAACAATTGCAGATTCATCTTCACCTGCAACTACAAAAACAAAATCATTGAACCCCTTCATTCCCGATGTGCCGTCATTGACTTTGGAATCAAAGGAAAAGAAAAAGCTCAATTGGCGGTATCCTTTCTCAGTCGTCTCCAATCAATCTTGGATGCAGAAGGTGTCAATTTTGATCTCAAAGTCATTGCAGAACTAATCAACAAACACTTTCCAGACTGGCGAAGAGTTCTTAATGAGTGTCAACGATACTCTTCTAGTGGAGAAATCAATGCTGGTATTCTTGCAACTTTTAGTGACGTAAAAATCAATGATCTCATTAATCATCTCAAAGATAAAAACTTTTCTGAAGTCCGAAAGTGGGTGGTCAGCAACTTGGACAACGACGCTTCTCATCTACTTCGTAGGGTTTATGACGCCGCTTTTGATCACCTTCTACCCCAATCTATTCCCGCTGCTGTTCTTGTTATTGCTAAGTATCAATACCAATGTGCATTCGTGGCTGATCAGGAAATAAATCTTCTTGCCGCTTTGACTGAATTGATGGTTGAGTGTGAATTCAAATGAAATCTCTTAAAACGCCGTTGCGCTACCCCGGAGGTAAGTCCCGTGCTTGTGAAAAGATGGGTCAATATTTTCCAGATCTTCGCAACTATGAAGAGTTTCGTGAACCATTTCTTGGTGGAGGAAGTGTTGCAATTTACATCACAAAGAAGTATCCTTCGTTAAATATTTGGGTAAATGATTTATATGAACCTCTTGTAAACTTCTGGCAACAACTCCAGATGTTTGGAACTGATCTTAAAGATATACTGGTAGATTTGAAGTCTAAAAACAATACACCAGAACTAGCAAGAGATCTTTTTCTTCACACAAAGGGGCAGATCAATGACCAAAGTTTGCCAAGCATTCATCGTGCTGTGGCTTTCTATATTGTCAATAAGTGTAGTTTTAGTGGTCTCACAGAGAGTTCATCATTTTCTGCACAAGCATCCAATTCCAACTTCAGTTTGCGGGGTATCGAAAAACTGCCTGCGTATTCTGCGTTAATTGCAAACTGGCGTATAACTAACTATTCCTACGACTATTTGTTGGATGGAAATATGGGTGCTTTTGTATATCTCGATCCTCCTTATGATATTAAGGATAATCTCTATGGGAACAAGGGATCAATGCACAAAGGATTTGATCACGATCAGTTTGCTGCTGATTGCGATGCTTGTTATATGCATCAACTAATAAGTTATAATTCTGATCAACTAGTCAAAGATCGTTTCAAGAACTGGAAGACAGGTGAGTTTGATCTGACTTATACGATGCGTTCTGTGGGCGAATATATGCGAGAGCAAAAAGAAAGAAAAGAACTTTTACTGTTTAATTATAATAAAGATTTGTTATGGAACTGAAAGACTGGTTGAATTCTATTAATTTTACAAAGGAAGATCTTTCGGAAGATATTAAGTCTTATCCTTCTTATATTATTAATAGATGTTTATCAGGGCATATAGATTGTTTAATGTATGCAAATGAAATGAATATGCATCATCAACTTGACAAAGACATGCAATATTCTTTTTATCTAAATAGTCTAAGGAAAAAGAAGAGATTTTCTCCCTGGCTCCGAAAGGATAAGGTTACAGACTTAGAATGTGTTAAATCATACTATGGTTATAGTAATGAGAAGGCATCCCAAGCACTGAAAATCTTAACAAAAGAACAACTTAACTTTATTAAACAACGACTTGATATTGGAGGATCCAAATGACTACCACGGTAGAACCTACAGTAGAATGGGCTCAAGACCAAATGGTCGAGGTCATTCTCAATGAACCCGATGATTTCCTTAAAGTCCGTGAAACCTTGACCCGTATTGGAGTTGCTTCACGTAAGGAGAAAAAACTCTATCAATCTTGCCATATTCTACATAAGCAAGGTAGATATTATATTGTACACTTTAAGGAACTGTTTGCTCTGGATGGCAAACATGCAAACCTCACTGTGAATGATGTCCAGCGTCGTAATCGTATTGTTCGTCTTCTTGCAGATTGGGGATTGATTGCGGTTGTAAAACCTGACAGTGTAAATGATATTGCACCACTGAATCAAATTAAAGTTCTTGCATATAAGGACAAGGGTGATTGGATTCTGGAACAGAAATATAATATTGGCAAAAAGGGTAAGACTGCAGACGCCGAATAAATAGTTTTGTGCCATTCGTGCGGCACTCTACAAAAGTCGGAACACCCCAAAAAGAGGTTGGGTTTTTACCCTTCCTCTTTTTTTCGTATCTTGTATAATTAGTAATGGATGCCGAAAGGGTCCATTACTATCAAGACGCTCATGGAGGTCTATTATGTTCGGAACAAATTCAGTTACACTTTCTGTACCAGATACTGCAAAGTATTTGTTAGATATTCAAAAAAATAGTATTGGAATGGATGAGTGGTTTAGGAGGTTTGATAGTGCGTTTGAGACGCATACTAACTATCCACCATATAACCTAGTGAAGGAAGATAGTATTACCTTTAGATTAGAAATTGCTCTTGCTGGATTTAGGCGAGAAGATATTGAAGTAACTACGGAGTGGAATAAACTCTTTGTAGAAGCAAAGAAGGTTGAAGATTCTGGCGATGAGTATCTACATCAAGGACTTGCTAAGAGAGCATTTACTCGTACTTGGACTTTATCCGATGATGTTGAAGTTAAGAATGTCTCTTTTGAGGATGGATTACTCACTATTAAACTAAATAGAGTTATTCCAGAACATCAGAAGAAGAAGGTTTATGAAATCGTTTCAGGAATTCGTGCAAATAATTCAAGAAATGAAGGGTGATTATGGTGCCGATGCAAAACCACCAAAACCGAAATGTGGTTGGGCAGGCACGACAACATATGCTATGCTTCCCGGAAAAAGAGTTTGTAAATTTAAAAGAAAGAGATAAATAGTTTTGAATATCGTCGGCGCAAGAGGAGTACCTGGCAAAATCCAGGTTGACTCCTCCTTTTTTTGTTGCTAAAATGTATGGAGGTATCGGACAACAATGACAATTAAACTTTTGCTTTTGAAATCTGGCGAAGATATTATTTCTAATATCCAAGAGATGGTTGTAGGTGAAGATGAAGAACGTAGAGTTATTGGATATCTTCTCAGCAAACCGTGTATAATTAAAATCAGAGATTCTCAGGTTCTTACTGAAGAAACAGAAGCAACACAAAAATCAGCATTTCAGGTATCTCTCTATCCATGGATGCCCTTATCTGCTGACAATATTATTCCTGTCCCTTCTGATTGGGTTGTTACGATTGTAGAACCAAAAGATAAACTTAAAGAAATGTATGTAGAGGATGTATTAAGTCATGGACAAGAAACTGATCAAAGTGCTAGTACTAATGAACAATTTAATTCTGATAACACAGATTGAAGAAGTTGGTGCTGATATTGGAGAACCGGATTGTAAGTTAATTAAACCTTTTGTTGTTAGTAAAGACAAAACGCTAGAACCCTTCCTTTCTGATTACACAAAACAAGATACATTTATGTTGAGTTCGGATAAGATTCTTACTCTTATAGATCCAACTCCAACTCTACTTGAAAAATATGAGGATTTGATTAAAGAATGAGATTTTACACTAATGTTCAATTGATTGGAAATCAATTTTTGGTTCGTGGAGTAGATGATGGTAAAAGATTTGAGACAAGAGATGAGTTCTTCCCAACTCTCTTTGTAAAAACTAAAAAAGATTCTAAGTATAGAACATTAAGTGGAGAAGCAGTAGAACCAATCAATCCCGGAACTGTAAGGGATTGTCGTGAGTTTTATAAAAAGTATGAAGAGATTGATGGATTTGAGATTTGTGGAAATGACCGTTATATCTACCAGTATATCTCAGAAAAATATCCAGAGGATGAGATCAAGTTTGACATTAGTAAAATCAAACTTGTAACTCTAGACATTGAGGTTGCTTCTGAAGAGGGATTCCCTGATGTAGAGTCTTGTTCGGAAGAAATACTTGCAATCACAATTCAAGACTATACAACAAAAAAGATTATTACTTGGGGAGTTAAACCATTTAAACATAATCGTAGTGATTTAACCTATCATTATTGTCCAAGTGAGTATGAACTTTTGAATCACTTTATTAACTATTGGATGGTTGATGTTCCTGATGTTATAACTGGATGGAACATTCAACTGTACGATATTCCTTACATTTGCAAGCGTCTCAATCGGGTTCTTGGTGAAAAACTGATGAAGCGTTTTTCTAACTGGGGACTTGTAACTGAGGGTGAAGTAT